TGTTCTCCGGCAGCCTTGGATATTCGCAGATTCCGACCTTACCCTGGTGGAAGAAACTGTTTGATTTCTAAACTGCTGTGAGGGCATAAGAAAACCACTTCGTATGGAAGTGGTTTTTACTTTACTCTTTTTTCTCATCCTTTAAACGGTATCCGATCCTGCGATACTCTTTGTAGACCGGTTTCCAGATAATCTCACATTGTTTGTATTCTGACGGGAATTTTTCTTTTAACATCTCCAAATCTTTCTGAAGATGCGGGTTGAAAGGACAACCCTTACAGCCGGTCCGTTCCAAAGAATACGGCTCTTTGTAAATATCACAGATCTCAACGTGATAGGTTTCAATAAACCATTCTTCCCAGTCCTTTGTAACGACTGCCATCGGCTGAAAGTTTTTGAACTTTCCACCTTTAAACCGCAGACATTGCGTACGGTTCCTCCGGCCACCTTCCTCACGCATCAGTCCAAGAATACCATAAGGACGTTTATTCTCTTTCTGATAGTTCTTAAGCGGTTCTTCCTTTAGGCGATAGCAGCACTTATCGGAAATCTTAAAACCCATACGATCGACTTCATCCGTAAACTGATAACGCAGAAGGTTCGGACACGCATACCGTCCTTCCTTGGCAAGATAACCCTGAATCCATTTGCCGTCTTTATTTCCGTGAATCTGATATGATGCAACAGCTGCTGCGTGTTCCTTACTTTTAAAAGGATAGCCTTCTTCATTTAAGGTTTCTTTAATCGGTCTCTTTGGCTGTAACATGATCAATTCCCAAGTATGAGGCTGATCTTTAACCTTTTCCACGAAGTCTACGATCATATTATATTCGATCCCGGTATTGGCAAATACACGCGGGATTTTATTTCCCGGCAGTGCCATATCGATCAGGGCCGACAAAACAGTGGAATCTTTGCCACCGGAAAACGACACAAAGAAGTTTTCTTCCCCATATTGACCAATCGTACTTCGGATTTTAGCAAGGCGATCCTGTAACAGAAACTCATTTTCCGTCATTTTCGTATCCTTTCTCTTTTGACCGCTCATCGCCCTGCTCCTTCAAACGATAATTCAACCGTCTGTATTCATCGTAAACCGGTTTCCAGATGATCTCGCACTGTTTACGCTCCGACGGGAAGAATTCTTCTAACTTATCCAATTCATCCTGTAAGAATAACGCAAACGGACATCCTTTGCAACCGGTCCGTTCAAAATTGTAGGGCGGTTTATAAATATCACAAATCTCCACGTTGTATTCTTCGATAAACCATTTTTCCCAGTCCTTTGTCAGCGGCGACATTGGCTGAAACAAATGCAGTTTATTGCCACGCATGGAAAGACAGGAAGACCACGCACGCCGCCCGCCTTCATCACGCATAATGCCACTGATACCATAAGGCTTCCTGTTTCTCTTTGCCCATGCCTCCAAAGGTTTTTCCTTTAAGTGATAGCAGCATTTATCTGAAATTCGCAGCGGAAACTTCTCGTCGAACTGATACAGCAGCTTTTTCGGACAGGTCCGAAACAATTCTTTGGTCTTTTTGTCGCTGGCTGTATAGTTTTCAATTGACTGCGTACGTCCGTTTCTCTGAAAAAGATCGACCCACTTTGCATGTGCTTTGCTCTTAAACGGATACCCGCTTTCTTCTAACATTTCCCGGATCGGTTTTTCGGGCTGAAGGATCACGATGCGATCATCCGTAATCTGCAGTTTCAGCACAAAATCACGGATCATATTCAGCTCAATCCCGGTGTTAGCATAAATACGCGGAATCCGGTTATCGGGAATCGCCATATCGATCAGTTTGGAAAGAACAGTTGAATCTTTACCACCAGAGAATGATATATAGAAATTATCGATCCCGTATTGTTCAATCGTAGAACGGATCTTGGTTAAGCGGTCTTCTAATAAGAATTCGTTTTCAGTCATTGGATATTCTCCATTTCATTTGATAAATCCATTATACAAAATCAGATTTTGATTTTTCTTAAATCCGTCGGATTTAAGCGCAGCGTTCCGGCATAAAAAGAGCCGGACATTTATCATCCGGCTCTGCTGCTTACATACTTACGCGTTCACCACGTCCTCCTACCGTTCGACTTCTTCTTCTCTTTGTAAGATGAAATCCTCGCGTTCTATATATGTGTCAATATCCTCCAGGTAGACCTCTTCGTCTTTGCGTATATACCTATTATCAGCAAGCACAGTGTAACCCGCCTGAACAAAACGCTCCTTGATCAATGCCATAAAATCCTTTTCGTTCCACAAGTTAAGAACTTTATTGTCATTGATCTCGGCCGTTTTATTGATGATAGTAAATTCAACCAGCATAGAGGTACACCAGTCACCACCGTAATCATCGTCCAGTATTTTACAGGAAAGAGCATACATGTCTGTATTATTTTCCAAAGACGATAGGAATTTTTCAACAATTTCCTGTACGGCACGCCGGTGGTAATCATCACGCATTTCAACTTCGACTTCTAATATTCCTTTTTGCACGGTTTTCATACTTTTTCCTCTTGTTTTTCGGAATTCCAAACGTAATTCGGATTACATACTGACACGTTCACTGATCTCTTTGATTTTATGCGGACTGTACCGGCTATGGATCATAATGATCTTATTACCATCCTCATCTTCTTCGACACGGGTATCGGAACCGACTCTGGTAAAGGCAAGGTATCCATTCATACGATCGATCTGTGTGATGTGATACCCACCGCACTGCGGACATTTATTGCCCATCTCCAGCTCCTGGTATCCACAGTCATCGCAGAAGCAGAGTGAGAGATTTACACCTTCGTAGAAACCGAATTCCATCGCACGAAGTATCAGTGTTTTCATTGCCTGTACATTATATCCGATCGGGTACCGGCAATACTGGATCTTGCCGCCGTTAAAATAGTTCCAGAACATTTTTTCGCGATCCTGTTTTACGATCGGTGAGATCTGCTCTGTCACGTGGCAGTGAAAAGAATTGCTCACATAGGTACGATCCGATACATTTTCTACGATTCCGTATTTTGCCCTGAACTGCCGCACCTGCTTATTACAGAGATTTTCCGCCGGTGTTCCGTAGACTGCATACAGAATATGGTCTTCTTTCTTAAACTCTTCTACCTTTTCATTGATATGCTGCATCACCTTTAGGGCAAACTCATTATCCTCAACCAGTGATTTGCCGTTATAAAGCCGCTGCAGTTCGTTTAATGCCGTTACACCAAAAGACATAGTAGCAGATTTCAATACCGGTGCGATCTCATCTTCGGGATTTAAGTTGCCACCGTAATATCCGCCATAGCAGAATGCCATCGGGTTTTTCGACGCTTTCATATGCCCGATATATTTATATGTACGCTTATGGTTCTCACGGATCACATTCAGATAATAATCCAGCACTTCATAGAAATCCCGGTCTTCATCCTTGGCCTGCGCAAGGATCATCGGAAGATTTAAGGAGATAACGCCAAGGTTGAACCGTCCTTCAAAAACAACTCTGTCATTTTCATCGGCCGGCTCGAAACCGCCGCGCTCAAAATATGGTGAAAGGAATGCACGGCAGCCCATCGGTGAGATCACTCCGTCAACCCCATACTTCAAATACATCGACGGCACATAGCCTTCTCCTGTAAGGGACAGCCAATCCGGGTACATACTCTTCTGGGAACATTCCAGACCTGCTTCAAATACATCCTCATTTACGCAGCCTTCCCCATGCAAATTCTTATCATACAAAAAGACCAGTTTCGGGAATAAGACCGGTTTCTTCTTGCCCTTTTTGCCCTGTCCGTTTCTTCTGGTTTCTAAACAGATCTTGGCTGCCATTTTACCGAAACGGGAAGTATCCAGCCCAAAACTTACCGTGGTAAACGGATAATCCCCACGGGACGATGCCACGGTATTGAACTTATATTCCAGCCCCTGAAAGCCGCTGCGCATCTCATTTTCAATATCTTCCAATGCCATCTCCGATGCAAGGTTTTCCCCGTTACCTTTGCTCATATAGCGTTCCACTTTGCTCTTATAACTCTTTTCCGCATAGAATGCCAGTAGCGTATCGATCCTGGGGATCGTAAAGCCACCGTACTGCTGGGAAGCGGCCATCAGTGTTGCATCCCCGATCACATCAAACGCCACATCCAAAGTCTTTGGTTCGTTGTACCAAATCCCATTCATCATAAATCCATGCTTTAAGAGATAGTCCATCCGAAACAAGCAGCAGTTGGCCGGGTAAATGCTCCGTCCGTTCTTATCATGCCAATACAGATACCCGTCCTTTGCGATCTGGCGCTCTTCTTTGGTCATAAAGAACTCTTCATAGTGTTCTTCTGCCGTGTAATGCCCGAAGAAGCAGACTTGTGTGGAAGC